AGCCTATTACAACGCCTTAGCACAACAGAATGCTGGTCTTGCAACACAGGCACAGGCAGAAGGCAGAGCACAAACCTCCTTCGGACAAGGGCTGTTAGGCGGAGGCATTGACCTCACCTCTCAAGCCTACAACCCCTATAAGACACAGTTTGGCTTGGCTCAGAGCTTAGAGACAGCAGGACAAGGAGCCTTGAACATTGGTAGCGAGCTTGGTGGTCGTTCTGCTACAGCAGGAGCTAATGTAGGTAACACCTTATATGGTGGAGGCATGGCAGCAGCGCAGACAATGGGAACAGCCAATAAGCAAAACCCTTGGGCAGATGCCATTGGCGGTGCTTTAGGGAATCAACAACTAATGTCAGGTGTTGCTAATATGTTCAATAGACCCTCTGGTACTTTCAAAGCTGACCCCGGTGCTTATGCATTTGGCACAAACTCTTGGGACTAAGGAAATATATGACTGAAATTGTAAAAGGACTATTTGGCTTCTCTCCTCAAGAGCTTGCTATGCAACGTGACCAAGAGCTGACAACAAAGGCTAATGCCTTTGCTCAATTGTCTCCTGAACAACGAGCCACACAAATGCTCTACAAGGGAGGAAACCAGCTTGCAGGAGCTGTAGGAGGCATGCTAGGGGCACAAGACCCACAGATGAAGAAAAGCAGCGACCTACAAGGCATTATGCAAAGCGGAGACTTCAATACAGTTGAAGGAGCCACAGCTATGGCTCAACAAGCAGCAGCTATGGGCTATGGCAACGAAGCACAACAGATGTATGCTCATGCACAAAGCCTACGCAAATCTGCTGCTGACCTTGGTCTTACAGAAGCTAGAACACAACAAGCCTTACGAGAGAAGCAAGGAGCAGACCCGTTACAGCAGCTCATCCGAACAGGTAAATATACTCCAGCTAGTGTACAGAAATATTCAGAAACAGGCAATGTCTCTGACCTCGACAATGTTGAGAAAGCCGACCAAACAGCTCTTTCTGAAACATCAGAAGGCATTTTCCTAGTGAATAAAACAACAGGTGAGAAAATTGCTCGTGTTGGTTCTGCTCCAGATAGAAGCACAAGAGTAACAGTTTCTCCTCAGATTAAACTACCAGCGGATGTAAACGCTTTGGCTTCAGGATATGAGAAAGCTATTGAGGGTGATGTAAATGTTATGAACTTAGCAGGAACGGCTAAAGGACTAATCAACCAAGCAGCAATGTCTAACAATCCCACAGCTTGGGAATCAGCCCGTACACAGGTTGCTAAAGCTGTTGGAGAAGGTAAATTGTCTAACGAAGACATTGCACGTACAGGTATTGACCCAACTCTTGTTGGTGGTGTTCGTGATTGGATTGAGAAGAAAACTGTTGGTGTTCCTGACGCTAACACACAGAAAGCATTGTTTGTTGTTGCTAGTTACTTAGAAAAGAACGCTAGTGGTCGTGTTGCTGAGAAACGCAATAACCGTATTAAGATGGCTAAACAAGTTAATCCTGATATTGATGCAGAATCTATGTTTCCTGATTATTCTAAGACTGCCCCGCCAGTAGGCGGTGGTGGTACAATTGTAGATTTTAAAGACTTTGGTAAAAAGGCTAAGTAATGGATGTACGTCTACCTAATGGCACTGTGGTACGAAATGTGCCTGATAATTTCGACCAAGACCAGCTTCGCAGCTTTGCTGTCCAAAATAAACTGGCAACTGGTGCTGATTTTGGCTATGATTCAGATTCTGCTGCTTTAATTCCTACAGGAGGTTCAAGACAAGGCCCTACTCCAGCTGCACCCGGTATGTCAGTAGAGCCTCGTACACTAACACAGGCTGCTATTGAAGGAGCTGCTGCTGTTCCTATTTTAGGTGCAGGTGCTCGTGGTCTACAGCTTCTTCTTAGAGGCTCTAAAGCTGCTCCATACGCTGCTCAAGCTGCTCGTGCATTGCTTCCTGCTTCCGGCAAGGCTTTGGTTGGAGAGGGTTTCCTTGGGGCTACTGCTGGCGTTGGAGGAGAACTAGCTGCTCGGCAAGTACCTGAACAATATGGAGAAGGTGGTAAAGTTGCGGCAGGTATGTTAGGGGGTCTAGTTGCTTCTGCTCCTATTAGCATGGCTAAAGGGGCTTTTGATAGTGTTACAAGCCTTCCTACTCTATTTTCATCTACTAAAGACATTGCTGACCAAGTTACAAAAGCCACTGCATCAGGACGAGCTTCTAAACAAGCTGTAACAGCCTTAGAAGCAAACCCCAACCTAGCTGGCAACATAGCAAGAGCTTCTGAAATTGAAGCAAACACAGGAATTAGTTTACCTGCATTGGCTCAGTCTAATGGAGACACAACTATTTCTAGCTACCTTCAGTCTCAAATTGCTAGAGGTGAGAACGTAGAGTTTACGGCTGCAATTAAGCGTCAATATGAAGCTGCTGAAAAGGCTTTATCTAATGCTTCTGGTGGTTCTGCTCCTTCAATGAAAGCTGTGGACGCTTATGTTAAAAAGAAAGCACAAGAAGCAGCTCAAAAGAATGCTACTGTTGTAGCTTCTGCTGCCTCTGCCTCTCAGAAAAGAACCCTTGGCTTAGACAACATTGACAATAGAATTCAGGAACTGACAGACAATGTTCGTACTGCTCCTTCTCAGACAGACATTGGTACACGGTTGACTAATTTAATTGATGCTAAAGAGAAGATGGTTAAGCGTGAAATAGGGCCTAAATACGAGCAGCTACTGAAGAACTCTGAGGAAGCAGGTATTGTTCTTCCAGCAGAATCAGCTAAATCATTGCGTGATTTTGTAACAGACAAGACAAGCGATGATGTGTTCAATAAGTTCCCTAGTTTGTACGGAGCCATAAAGAAGACCTTTAAGGGTGAAAAACCAACTTCAGCACGTATTGAACAAAAATATACGTTTGCTAAAGGGAGTGAAACTTTTAAAGACTACAGCTTACGTGATTTAGATAGTTTGAAACGAGAGACCAACGAGGCTTTACGGTCTACTGAACGAGGGACAGACCAACACCGAATGCTTCTTGAACTGAAGCGGCAGGTGGATGGAGCTATTGATAGCACTGACTCCTCTTTTGCACAGAACTATAGGGCTATTGATAAGGAGTATGCAACTCGTGTTGGCTTGCCTTTTAACGAGGCAGGAGTAGCTCAGATTGACCGTGCTCGGTTTGTAGAGCAATCTGTTCCTGTACTCACTAAACGTGCCTCTAGCCTAAAACAAGCTATGGACATTATTGGTGATAGTCCTGAAGGAATGAAGATTGTTGAAGATGCTTTTGTTTATGACATCAGCAGCAACAAATCAATTATTAACACAGCCACAGGTGAACTAAACCCTGCTCAATTAAAGCGTTATGTTGCTTTGAACAAAGACAAAATTGACATGGTTCCGGGACTACGTGACCGCCTTGAGAGCTTAGGCACTCGTGTGGGTGAATTAAAAGCCAACCGAACAGCTATTCTTGATGCTGAAAAGAACGCTAAGATTGAAAAGATTGAGAACCTCTGGACACAGGCTTATGGCACTTCAGATGGTATTCGTGGTGTTGTCCGTAAGGGTTTAAACAACCCCCAAGAACTAGACCGTTTACTAGACCTAGCAGGGAAAGATAAGGTAGCTAGAGAAGGTATTAAGAGTGCTCTATTGGATGATGTCTTGTCAGCTCAAGGAGACCGTCTTGAATTATTCAAAACCAACCGTGCAGCTTTTGAGAAGGTATTTGGGAAAGACCAAACTAAATATCTGAACGATGTTGTTGAGGCTTCTCAACGCCTAAAGGATAACCCCTTTGCTATGCGTATTAATGTCAATACAATTAGTAAAACAGGCTGGCAGGACTTAACAGGTTCTAAGATGGAAACTACTCTGGGAGAGGCTCGTAATCAAATTATGACAGCTCCTCGTGTGTTTATCAACCATTTGGGTCGTTTCTTCTCCAATCAGGCTGATAAAGGTGAGGCAGCAGAAGTACAGAAGTTCCTGTTAGACCCCTCGGCTTTAAAGGATGCTTCTGAGTTTATGGCTACATTAAACAACACAGGCTTTAATGAGAAAGCTAAAGGGTTGTTAGGTAAGCTAATGAAGAACAGTGCTACAAGTTACCTCTTTGGAGCTATAACAGGTGGTGCAGTGGGTTCTCAGGCTGAATCTCAAACTAACACTTATGACCCTGCGCTTTTAGAAGGCTTTGGTCGACAGGAGCCACAATGAACTTCGGTACTAAAAGCGAGGCTTTCTTAGCCTGTGTGCATGAAGACCTACAGAAGGTGATGCACAAGGCCATAGAAGCCCCTCCTTACGACTTCAGCATTACGGATGGTCTACGAACCCTAGAACGCCAGAAAGAGCTTGTAGCAGCAGGTAAGAGCAAGACCATGAACAGCAGACATTTAACAGGGAAAGCTGTGGATGTCTGTGTGCTCATTGATGGGAAGGCTTCATGGGAGTTTCATAAATATGAGGAGCTTGCAGAGCACATCCTTGGGGTAGCTGAGGTATTAAAGATTCCTTTAATATGGGGAGGCTCTTTTAAAGGCTTCAAAGACGGGCCACATTTCGAGCTAGACAGAAAGGTATATCCATGAGCTTGTTATTAGCCTTGTTATACCCTATAGCCATCCAAGGCACTAGAGGAGGGCTGTGGTACTTGCTGCTACCAATTACTATAGTGGCTTGGGTAGTTGATGTCATAGCCAATTACACGGAACTAGCCCTGCTCACATGGGACTTCCCTCGAAAGGGGGAACACACCTTCAGCACTCGCTGCTTGAGGCTCATTAAACAAGACGGGTGGGCTGGCTTTGTAGGTCGTAAGACACAAGCCTTCTGCAACTTCTTTTATAAAGGACACATATAATGGGTGTAGACATATTACTAGGGCTTGCCTCTAAGGTGTTTGATAAGGTGTTTCCAGACCCTTCTAAAGCAGCAGAAGCAAAGCTAGAGCTGATGAAGCTACAGCAGAACGGGGAGCTAGCAGCAATGCTTGCTCAGACAGAGATAAACAAGACGGAAGCAGCTAGCAGCAGCATATTTGTAGCTGGTTGGAGACCGTTCATTGGGTGGGTGTGTGGACTAGCTTTGATGTATCAATACTTGGTACGTCCTCTGGTTATAGCCTTCTTCCCTGCTCTGTCCTTCCCCGGTCTGGATGACAACCTATGGCAGCTAATGATGGGAATGCTAGGGATGGGTGGTCTACGAACATTTGAGAAGACAAAAGGTGTTGCCGCATAAACAATAATAGTTTCCTCCTAAGAAACAACAAAGCCGCTAGAGGGAAGTTCCCTTTAGCGGCTTTTTCTATGCCTGTTTCTCTTTCAAGGGAATACCTCCATCATCTCCGTCTAGGTATATTTCAATACGAAACACACCTAATGAAATAGTGATGGTGGCACAAGCAGCTCCTTCGTTTGGAATGTTGCCATCATCGTCCATCTCATAGGCAACACCACTCTCGATGCCAAACACCAAGCCAGATATCCAATCTACGTCAATTTGCATTTAGTTTCTCCCTTAAGCGTTCAAGCCGCTGCATCCTGCTATGGTGCGCTGCAACATAAACTACATATTCCATATCGTTCTGTATCCCTTCCCAATAGGTTGCTCCGGGAACCCTCTTAGGTGAGTCACTAATTCCGTTGTCAGCATCAGCACGAGCTTTGGCTTCAACAGCCCTCATCCGTGAGTCTCCTAACATTTCCTTCGCTGTGTCAATATCAAAACTCTTTGGGGTCATTATACTTCCTTTATTAAAACTCAGGAGCTATTTCTGGCTCCTTGTAAATTGATGCAACAAAGCACCAAAGCTGTCAACAAATACCTCGTCATGGTCGTTACGCCCCATTGAGAACAACACGGCATGGGTCAGCTCATGATAAAACACCTGCTCGGCATACAGAGGGTTTAAGCCCTCCTTGATGTAAATAGTAAAGACAGCAGGGTCACAGCGACCTAAGTCGGTCATGTCCTTCACCATCTTCACTGTCCACTTACCGCCTACGAGATTAAACGTTTTTGGGAGCATTGCGTTTCCTTTAAATAATTTAAGGCTTTCTCTACTAGCACAGCGTCATCTTTAAACAAACCAATACCTGTATTACACTTACTACACAGCAAGCCTCTAAAGAGGCCTGTAGTGTGACAATGGTCTGCTGCGAGCTTGTATCCACGGGAGCACTCACTAGAGCAAATAGCACAGACACCTTTTTGTTTTAGGTATGCTCCGTCATATTGCTCTTGTGTTACTCCTGTGTTTCTCAACCGCATATAGGCTGCTATCTTTTCCTTATTCTCAGACCGATAACCAGCATTATAAGCAGTCGTCTTTCCTTTGTTAGCAGAACGATAAGCAGTCGCATAAGCCTTAGCTTTTTCTCTATTTGCTTCCCTATAAGCCTTATCGGTAGCTTTCTTTTTCTCTTTGTCTCTAGCCATTACGGTATGTCGCAAATTCCAGAAACGCAAGCCAAGGTCTGTACCCCTTCAACATTGTCCGTATTCTCCATAAAGCTCTCCCATTCAATGTTCTTTGGATTACTAGCCAATAAAGCTAGATATTCCTCCTCTGTGCATTCCGTGTAGGGAGCTTGCTTGTATGTTCCACCATCCATAGGGAGGAAAGACACACCCGTAATCTCATTAAAATGCTTCCACACCCATGCTCCAACTTCAGGCCATTCAGCTTCTTTTACAGATATTGTAACAGAAGGCTTATGCTCACAATAGTGCCGCTGATACACAAGCCACAGCTTTAAATGCTGAATTGCGCTTAGGTCTTCACGTAGCACAGCTCCCTCAGCTACAGACACAGGGAAACTAAACACGCTGGTGCTATCAGGCTTCAAGACACATGGCTCACAGCTAAATCCCTGTTCCTTCAAGAAGGTAGTCAAGGGGTCTTTATTGTCGCTACGCACCCTGCGTACATAAAACGAGCTATGTTGCGGATGCAAACCACTAGACGTACCAGTTAGCTGACTAACCGTTCCTTCCGGCTTAATAGCAGTAATTGCAGCAGAAGCATTGATTCCCAATAGAGCAGCATATTTCTTATTTGTTTCCACAGCTTCATATTTCATTCCTTCTAACAAGGCAGGGAGACCGACATCATCAGGGTTGTTCAACAAGGCGTTATCTAAAATGCCTGTCATCGATACCCCCAAGAGGCGTTCTTCTTCCGTGTTGTTCTTCCATGTCTTCCGCAAATACGGAAAGTTTGTCAAGGTGCTTTGGAAAGTACCGAGAATAGTTGCTAGTCGCACTTTCTTCAAAAGGCTGTCTTGTGTGTCGTCGCTACGCACCACAACAGAGCTTAGGTTACAGAACTGGTTGGGACGCAGGATGATTTCTGAGCAAGGGTTTGTCCCCCATTCATGACCTGTCTCACGTCTTCCGTTCTTTGCTACCTGCTTCTCAGAAGCCTCTCGATTAAAGATTCCACGCTCTCCTGAATGGCTCTCATAGATGCTAGCCCATTCACGCATAAACTCTCCCACGTCTGGTTTAGAGACATAGGTTGCTGAGTTGTTTGCAAGAGCACGTTGTCCGTTAGTGTCCCACCAATTACCTGCCTTCGCTGTCGCCATCTTGTGGTCAGACAGGTCAGACAAAGAAATCATAGCACTCCGACGAACACCCCCAACAACAACCACCTCTCCGATTTTACAAAGTATATCGTGGGCTTCCAAACTGGTGAGCTTGCGTCCTGCTGCTCCTCTGAATTTAGCAATACAGTACTTGAAAAGCTCCACCAATGGTTCCGGCCCACTTGCACGTCCACCAAAAGTCTTGAGACGTGCCCCCGCATGGCGTACTTTTGATACGTCCCACTTCGCAACCTCTCCACTATACAGCAATGCAAGTAGTTGGCGTAACGCTTTAGCCCAACCTTCTTTACTGTCGGATACAACAATACAAGTAGAGCTGTTAAATAGTTGCTCAGGGATTTCCGGAAGTTTACTAACATATTTATTCTCCACGCTATAGCCTACACCTGTTCCGCACAGCAGAATGTACATTGCCTCATCGAAGCTCTTTACGTCATCAATGGTCATGTAGGCACAGTTGTAACCTGCAATGTTCTGACGCTCCAAAGCCTCTCCTGCTGTCATAAGGGTACGCATTGAGGGCATAACACTCAGACCGACAACAGCTCCTTCCAGTTCGGCTCGCAACGCATCTTCTAGCACATAGTTGTGGTTGTCTTTTAAATGCTTCGACATAAAATCAAAATAACGAGCCACTGTCTCAGGCCAATGCTCTCGTCGTCCTTTGTCGTCTAAATACCGTGCGTAACGGCTCTTTCCAATCCATGTTTGGTACGGGGTCATTCAACTTCCTTTAAAAACTTGTCCATATTATCTTCTACAACGTCTGCAAAGGCATTGATAAGGTCTCTGCTGCTGACGTTCAACAGCTCCAGCAAAGACACCTCATCAAGCCTTTCCAGCTTCTCTTTTAGTTCTTCAAGCAACACTGTCATCTTCTTCGTCTTCATCAAAAGCCAACAGGAACAGCAAGCAACACACAGCGTGTGCTAAATGGCTCTTATGGCTTTCAGCATCAAATTGCTCTCCTTGTCGCCATGCCCAAATGTGACGCATAGCAGCATTAAAATAGCGAGTGTCAGGGTCATCAACGTGCTGCCAATTGTCAGGGCTGTATTTGTTAGCACCATAGGTGAGCACCTCTACAACTTCTTCCATCGGGTTAGGTGGAACCAAAGACCACATAGGTTTGTTTCGGTCAAACTTAACACCTAATGAAGGCTTATCTTTCATAGCGTCCAATCCCGACATATGTTTAATGCTATCGATGTAGTCTTTCACTTTCTCATCATATTCATGTTCAAAGAAAGGCACACCAATGCGTCCACAGCTCTCTTTATATTGGTCTTTAGTCATTTAATCACCTCTGCGTTTGTTAGTTTACCATTTGTATATGTTATTTTTAGTTTTGAATTAGAAAATGGACAACTAGAAGGATACCAATCGTCTCTGTCAAAACGTGCTTCTGTATAACGATACTCAATAACGTCTTTAGGCTTGATTCGATATTCCAGCTCAGAATCCCACTGTGGGGCATCTTCTTCTGTAATCCATTCACCATGACTTTGACTGCCCAAATACCGAAACTCAACTTCTTGACCGTCAGCCCATACCTGTACCACTTTAGCAAATTCTTGTTTATTCATTTGATTCCTTGTTAGCATATTTACGTTCTAAATACTCGATGCTTAAAAACATCTCGTCAAAGGCTCCGTCCTTAACATCGTTTAAGACTACAAGCCCTCGCCAATGTCGGTTAGAAAGATTGTCCATATAATCTTCATCATGTAGATAATAACTACCAGCAATAATAGCACAAATAGGCTTACCATCAGCTCGTTTTCCATACGCTACCTGCTTCGACTGTTGATGTCCCGCCACGCACGACATATGTAGCTTACTAATAATTGCAGCAGGAGAAGCGGCAGGACGACCCATTGCACCCACAGGCCAATAATGAGAAAACCCAACACCAGCAATAAACACTGGCTTGAGAAAGTCATGTACTTCCCAATCTTTTGTATTGCAATGGTCATACGTCATCAGTCCTTCTAGCATCGGGTTGTTGTTAATGGCTCGTACAATGCGGTTCTCATGGTTTCCCCTTAAGAACACCATACGAGGTTTATACACCC